AGTTCATCCACTGACTCATATAACCGTCAGATAAAGCCTGTAACGCTTTCTTATAAACATCACTCTCAATAATGCGTTTAGCTTCCTGACCGTCTAACGATTCTTGGTTATTCCCCACCTAAAACTCCTCTCACTAATAATTCATCTTCATCAAGCAACTGATCTGCTAAGATACCCATACCGCCAGTTGAAAACATTAAATCCCGAAATCTCTGCATGGCCTCGGCCTTCGTTTTGTACTTTCCGGTTTTTTCACTTATGCCACCGTATTTTTCTATATCTTCAATACCATGACGTTTTAAAATTTCCAGCGTTTTAGCGTCAACGGTATCAGGCACAACTGCACCGCCGAACTCATCTAATCGGACTCCACGTTGCGGTTTAGCTTCAAAGTATGCAGTTGGTGCATTTTTCAAGTCAGACTTGTATTGGTTTATTTTCTTCCACAAGTCTGGAGGTATATCATCGTAGTAATCAGACAAGCGTTCTCTTGGCCCTAACCTAGCGGATACGGTATCGCCATAGCCAAGTTCATACTTTGAATAATGCTTGTCATATGGCAATAAATCATCGACTAACTCATGTAATCTTTCGTTCATCTCATCTTTGATTGCTGGCATTTCTTTTTCAGGCACGATTTTATCTCTGGACTTTTGGACACCTTTTAAGTTTCTAAATTTTGGGGTTAATTCTGATCTTAACGAACCAGCACCATAGTTAAAACCTTCACTATTAGCGACCGGACCTTTCATTTCACGAACAACATTTTCCAATGTATGCGGAGCGTATCTTCGCTTGCCACCGTATGTATAGCCCCTGAAAATTTTATCAACTCCGTTGTGTTCTTCTATATGTGGATAACGCTTGCTATAAGCATCGGCACTGAACACTGGATTGCCACGCCCCGGCCTCACCATGTCTTGTCTCGCTATTAAAGATATATCGCCAAAGCCTTCCAAGGGTGCATTTGCCTTGGCAATACCAATACTAGGCACTGGCAAACCACCTAATTCATCGGCATGAGCCAAATTCTCGGCATTTAGATTGTGCATACCTATCAATTCATCACCCTCTTTCACACCTTTTAAGTATGGATTGACGGCTCTCTCAGCTTTTAAAATTCCAGCTATCGGCATCATATTGAGCGTAGCCTCCCATATTTGCCTTTCTTGTCTGGCTCTATCCGCAGGGTCTTGCATTAAACTGCCCGTTAAACCCAGACTAGGCGTATCACTCAACACACCACCACGCGACCTTATAGCATCACGCTCTAACGCCTGACGGTCTGCCTCTCGCTGTGTGCTAAGTATTCCCTGCATTATTCGCCCAATATCCCTTTAAGTCGTTCCTGTTGGTACGCTCGCCTCAACTCTTGCTCTTGCATATACCTGTTATACATCTGTATTTCTTCAGGTGATAGCTGGTAAGCCCGACCTGCTCGCCCACCGCCTAATGGGTTAGGGACAGGTGTGCCTTGTGGCATTACAGCAGGAGGCCGTGGTGGTGGAACTGGCATCGGTTGCCGTTGGTCCATAGGCGTACTATAAACTCCACCCTGGTATCCACCTTGTTCTGCAAAGCCCGTACCTCTATCCATTTGGTTGCCTCGCAGTCTCGCTATTTCTTCTGGACTAAGTGGTCCCATTATCTATCTCCCATGCTTCCCTGTTTAATATTTACCCAACCTTAATAGGCCGACCAGAGTAGCTTTCCATCTGCAACTCTGCCGCTTTCAGTTGATTTTCCTGTTGCTCCATTGCAATCTCGGCTTGTAATTTCTGCCCTTCAAAGTCCAACTTCTGTTTCTCCATTGCCAGCTTCTGAGCTTCCAACTCCAGTTTCTTCATATCAACCTGGACCTTCATGGCATCCACCTGTGCCTTGCCAGCATTGGGATCAGGCTGTTGTGGTGCTTGCCCGTCCTCTGGGTCAGTAATATAGTCCTCAATATTCTTCAAGCCCATGTTCAGGCCAATCTCTTTCATGGTGTTGTATATATTCTTAGGACTGACCAGCAAGCCCATACCACCCGCCATAACGATCTTCTCTTGCATCTGTGCCAGGGTTTGCAGGTGAACCATGTTCTGATCCCGACTGCCGTTACCCAGTCCAACCTTAACCGTAAAATCAGCCTTGTTCTGCCAACTAGCTGGATCAACCTCGACCCACTCATTACGCAACCTAACTGTCGTTGCCTTGTCAGAATGTTTCTGCAACAACTCATAGATCATCAGGAACATTTTCTTGATACCTGTCTCTGCAAAGTTACGGGCAATCAACTCAATCCGAGCCTGTGAACTTTGCATCTGTTGCATATAAGCTGTGGCAGTCGTACTCTGTAAGACATTAGCATCGAGCCCCTGGTTGAACTTCGTAATCCCTGTGCGACCATCCCTTACCGTGTCGATATAGTTCAGCATCTCATACGGTGCATTGCCAATGTTAGGAGCATCCAGTCTCTTGACTGCACCTATCTCTTTCACACGAACAACACCAGCGGGTCGGTTGGTCAGCATATCGTCCATGTTGACCTTGCCGTCCAGGCACTCAAACCGTCCGTTGTTTAAATGGTAAATATTGTCAAGAATGTTTCTCCACAACGTAGACTTAATCAACTGCAAGTCCATGACAATGTCTGCCATGCTGAACCCGTAAAACTTATGTGGCATAGGCACAGGGCATATATCTGCAAACGGGACACGGTCTACCTCTTCGTTCAAGATAATCTTGTCACCAGCCTTCCAGACTTTTCTTATCTCTGCTATTCCATCACCATCCCAGTCACATCGGATGTAAGCCTCATCAACCCACACCTCTCTTGTTGCCGAGTCAGTCTCATCAGCAGGCAAAGAAGCCAGCGTATCATCACGCCAGTTGCGGGCTACATACTCCTGGTCGTTGCGCTGTTCATTGTCAGAGACATAAGTATCCGCATCATCAAACCCCATTTCGATAAGCTGTGAAACGGTGTAAGAAGTCCTGTGGCAAACAAAGTTTGCATCATCAATAGATCGCGCCGTCCGTGAAATATAAAACTCTTCCGGGGAAACAACCTCAATGTCAACCTTGCCGTCAGTGACGGTTCTCATGATAGTAACGTTATGAAATGTGGTGATAGGCTGTGGTCCCATTGCCTCCTGGGGTGGACCACCAAAACCATCTACCATTTCAGGAGCTTCAACTTGTTCTTCAACCATGCCACCCACAGCCGTATGTTCCACGACCTCAACCGCATCATCCATAACCAACAGTTGAAACTCTTCATCACTTAGACCCTCATAGCTTTCACGCTCAACAGTCTCGTCATCTTTCCACACAACCTTAAAGATACCCGTCTTACTTAGCAGGGCATCTTTAATGGCATCACGCAATAAAGCGTACCCATCGTTCTGTCTGAAAAAGACATAATTGCAGTAATCAGTTGCCTGATCTGCTAGGTCCACATCCTCTTCTTTCTGTGGCTCAAACCGTCCCACCTGGTCGCCACTCCCAAAGATACGCATAAGAATAGGCATCGCCCATTCAATCACATCCATAACATCAGTCGATACTACAGATGATCGCCCAGAAATCTCATTGCCAAACGGTTCCCCGTTGTAGTACTCAAGTGCTTTCCTGCGCTGTTCATCCAACTCCCCGCCATAGCTACTCGCTTGCCCCACCTCACGCTCAATAATGGAGAGCAGTGTTTCATCTGTCATCTTCTGCTTTTGTTTGGCCATTATCGTTTCCCTTTATCTCGCGGAACAGGAACCCGGTCAGTGCGGCGCAGTTGTAGCTTCTTCTTGCTACCACCACCAACCAATACATCTATCGCCTGGTTCAAGAGTTTTATCTGGTTGTCTGACTCGGCTAGCCTGTCTGACAACTCGTTGTAATGCGCCTGTAGCAAATTAATATCTGCCTGCATTTTTAAGCTCATACCACCGCTACCTCCATTTCAGGCAATTCACTACTCCATGAGTGACTACCAGTTCTAAATGCTGTTTCGTTTGCCAGGGTCAGGCAAAACGCGTCAGCAAGATCAGGTGATCTAAGCCCGCGCTTCTTCATGTTGTCTTTACTCTCAACCTGTATCTTCCCTGCACTTGTATAGTGATAGCTCGGTATGCTCAGTTCAGCCACCAGTTCTGCGCTATCCTCCGGTAAACAACAGTCTCGTTGTTCAAACCATTCCCTAGCTCTAAACCATAATTCATCCCTGAGTCGCATATATGTCTTACCGTCAATTGATGGTGCTTCCCCGACATTGATGCCTCTCGCTGGCAAGCCCAGTTCAGCAAGCCTGTCAACAACACCGCTACCCAGTCCAATACTATCGACCAGAATTTCCTCAGGACGCTCATCCTCAAATGCCTCTACTCTCTTATATTCAGCCATGACCAGGCCGCAGGTTTGCATTAGGTCTTTACCTTGCCACGTTACGATAGGCCCGGTGATTGTATTTCCTCTACGCTTGCATAGCGCAGTTCTGTCTGATCCGAACCGCGCAACATCCAGGCCCCATACCGTGTTCCGGTTTGGATTGAACTCAACATCTCTTGCTACTGCCGACTCAATCCAACTCAACGGGATCACCGTGTCATCGCCTTCTTTACTAAAGTCGCCCAGCACACGGACACGATATACATTACTGTCAACACCATACTTGTCCTCCATTTCCTGTATGAATGCCGGGTCAACCATGCTCGAATCAGAGCAGGCAACTTTGATTGTGTGCCAGTTAGCGCGGTCACTGTGGAACGTGTCGTAGAAGTAACCAGATGTTCTAGTAGGGTTGCCAGTAAGAATAGTCTTGGCTCCCTGCGAACTCATAGCACCCTGCCCAACCTCAAATATGAGATTGTCCACACCAGATGCCTCATCCACTATGAACAACATTCCTGCTGAACTATGGAAGCCCTGGAATGCCTCTGGCGTTTCCCGCCTCGCTGTCCTGGCAACCGCAAATGCTTCTGCCTCTGAACCGACTACCTCTAGCCGTTCATTCTTCAGGCTCAACTGATCCTGATACCACTTAGGCATTTTCCTGTACCACTTCGACAACTCACCCCAGAGTACATCCTGCAACTGATGACCTGTCGGCGCAGTACACGCCACCTTGCCTAACCTCGTTGACATCCACCAAAGTATTACCCAGGACAGGTATGCTGATTTTCCTACGCCATGTCCTGACCGAACTGAAATCCGATCATGCTTGACGACAGATTCAAGTGCCTCTCTCTGCCACTTATCAGGGGTAACACCCAGCACTTCCGACACGAAAGCATTGGGATTAGTCTTGAACCTTTTCAGCTTCAATATAATTTTCGCCTTGTCGCTCATCCATCTCCCTCAAACAATCATTCAAGGTGATGCGTTGGTCAACCTTGACCTCGTGCTTATCAACCAACATCCCGTGTATCTTTGCATTCAACTTAACGATCCTGTCCCTCGGTATCAACTTGATCTTGCAACCAAGTCCACCACCATCAGGCAACTGGATTGTCTGTATCTCCTGAATCAAATCCCTCACACCTCTTGGCACATCCGTCAAGCACTTCACGATCAACTCACCATGCACACTGTCATAAAGATCAAGAATGTCAGCATTCATCATATCGTTGGTTTTCTGAACGATCTCTCTTCTTCTCCGATCAACGTCCCCCTCATCTCTTTGGATATACTTTTCAATCTCTTCTTTCACGCCAACATTCTCTAACATACGTCTCCCACCAGCAATCGCATTGGTCTTGGAGTATCCCGCCGCTAGCATTGCCTTGGAAGTGTTGAAATCTTTAACATACTCCCTGCAAAAAGCCTTTTGTTTATTAGTCATATCATTCAATCAATATCAACCTGATAAAAATTATCATCAGGGGCAATCATTGGTTTTATACGTTGCACAGTACTCTCCTGCTCACATTCTACCGTTTGGTCACAAGAAGACGGGATATTGCTCGCCTTTAAATCATTGCCGCTAATAACAACTCTAGCTTTCAATCTTCTGTCTCTCACCACCCTGAGTCTACGCTTTCCCAATGCCATCGACATGAACACAGGCGATACTACTGCCTACTGGTAAGCCAACCTGCCTTGCTTCTTTCAATCGCCCTGCACAATGATTCTTGTCGTACCACGTTTCCAATACCTCGATCCTCTGTACCTCAAATTGTCCCAATGTGATTAAGAGTAAGACCCACACATCACTTGCCTACTTTGGGACTTGGTGTGTCCAGCATCACCCATTCAGAGACATACGATGGAACTGGCAACAACACATACTCATACGCATTGCTCACCGCCTGGGTGATAATCTTTATCTTTTTAGTTTCGATGTTGTATTGAATCTGGTTGCAGTCACTCCTCGGATTAACTTCCTCAATGTGAAACAAATAAACCCGCCCGTTTGCATAAGTAATTGTCATCAATGAGTTGGGTTGGGGCTCGTAATTCCGTATCTCCATAGGGGAGGGAAGCTCCAACCGACCATCGGAGGGAATCTGATCGGCTGAAGCAACCGCTGGAAACACAGCAATACCAAGCCAAGTCAGTATCACTGTGAGTAGACTATTGCTGTTCATTGATTGCCTCAATAGCGTGTTCATATTTCCTGACCAACGAATCCAACTTGATAATGTATTTTTTCAATTCAATCAAATGACTCTCTTCAATGCAGATATAATCATCACCGCATTTCTGCCAAACCTTGCCCGGTTCCATGACCGCTTTCGGTACGATTGGATAAGCATGAATCGGATACGGCCCGTTACTTCCTCC